ACTCCCAAGTGTAACAAGATAAGCCATCCGCAAGATTTTCCGGTGTTGGTGGATGATATCGCTGCACATCATATCCTGCCCCGTCATTGCATGGTCGGTATTCTAGAATCGATCCGTCCTGCGCCATAAGATAACCAAAAAGACCTCTTTTAGCATTTTCGATTGTCTCAGACTGAATCGTTGCGGCATTAAGTTTAGTGCCTAACTTTACTAGCGATTGATTGATTTTCTTTAGTTGTTTATTGCTCATATATTCACCCTCATTAATCAGTAGCACCATACCACCGATCTAGTAGTAGCTAGTTGCCTAGCTACTCATTAGATCGCTAGTTAATTGCTTTACGCTTGTCTGAATCCTTAAACTCCTTATAGCCGTACCGCATTGCAATAGTAGCAAGCCCATACCTGCTAGGCCTGCCGTAATGCTTTGTAGCGGTAAAGTACCAGCACAAGCGATTAGGATTCCATCTAAAGCCGTTAGCTTTTAAGAGTTCTCTGTAGGGCTTAGTGTCACCAGTTACCCATAGCCAAGTACCTATAAGAGCTACATTAACACCAGGCAGCCTGGCACCAACTATAAAAGCTATTTTGTCAATCACCGATTGCTCTAAGTTCTCATCATAGCTATATCGATGATCCTTACCAGATTCACTTTTACTTGTACTGCCATGTAGCCGTTTTAAGGCCTCGTGATATTGGCTATTAATAGCTTGCATAGTAGCAGTATCACCACCTAGATCAGGATGATGACTAAATGCTAATCGCTTATAATGACTCTTGACGTGCTCAACACTGAATAGATCATCGAAATATCTCATATATTCACCTCATATCTCGCATAATTGCGATTATCGGGTACCCAGTGGATACCCTGTAATCACACTAGTTGCTACTCATATGTATAATCAGCATTAGTAAATCTATAGTGTAAGGGGGTTCCCGTAACGCTTAAACGTGCAGGCAACTCCACTTCAAACTCAGACTCTCCAAAATGATGATTAGCTATTAACTCTTGTATAAAAGCATCTAAAACAAAGTAGCCGTTAACGTTGGTTATTAGCCAAGCTGTGTAGTTAGCTAAGCATGCGTCAGTAAATCCAATTGCTATTTTTTCGCTCATATATTCCTTTTGTTGCTCGCGTTATTGCGATTATCAGCCACCCCGTAGGATGGCTTGTAATCACATTAATGCTATCCCGCTTATTGTTCCGACGACTAAAAAGAACAAACCGCCGATCCAGACTGCTGTAAAGATATCTTCTGCTACTTCTGCCCAATCTATCTGCATATATTCTCGCTATATTTTTGGGATTATTCCCAACTCACAATGCTACTATCTCAAACGTAAGAGCATCAGCGAGTCGTCTGTTATAACGTATCCAATATGCTTTAAGCATATCAGCTGCATCAGTATCCGACTCCGCTATACCCTGATATACCGTTACACCGTTGATCCGGATCTCGTACTCTGTACCCTCAGTTATTTGCTCTGGTTTCATATATTCTTCTGGTTAGTTTCGAGATTATTCTCGATTTACAGTACAATCATACTCTATATGATGTTTACTGTCCACAGGAGTTTCGTTATTTGCAAAAAAAAGATTAAGATTATTTTTGAGGGTACGAGATATCAGCTATTTAGCTATGGGCTATTGCATGATAGGTAAACAGTAGTTACTCTGATTAAGATGCTTGAGGGATTAAGATATTCAGTGAATGACAAAACAGAACGTCTCAAGTCTATTTACTCGCAAAAGCTACGAGCTAGGTTTAAGCATACTATCGGCAAGCCTAAAGGTAATATCTACTATGAGCTTAGACGCAGGTTAGGGCTTACACAGACAGAAGCAGGAGCGCTCGTAGGTATTACACAGAAGGCTTGGCAGTATCGCGAGCGATGGAAGGTGATGTACTATCCGCTTGAGATAGCTATGCTGCATGAGCTGAGCGGTATGAGCAGTGACGACTTCCTAAGATTACTTAATGATATCGCGTAGTTGCCTAGGGTATCAGCGTTAGTTTATTAGTTTTGTAGTTCTAGTTAGGTATTTTGGTTAGTAAATTCAAGGGTATAGCTGGGATTCGTGGCTACAATTTCCGTTTCTGAAACAAATTTGAAAATCGCTAGGGTACCGGTTAAGTCTATACCCAACCATCCACAAAAAATTCCGTTCCAAGTATCTCAAACATTATTCTACTAATAGGGCATAAAAAGTATGAGCGAGGACGATTTAAAACGAGGCGAAGATATTGAGGCTGAAGCTATTATAAAAATTCCCGAAATATCACCTGTTCAGGAATCCTTAACACCTGAAGTATTGCCGCCTATAATGCGCGAGGTGCCCCAAACTAGAGAGCACCAAAGGGATGAGCAGTTAGCTTTACAGATACGCGATTTAGGGCGTCTAGGGCTGTCTAAGAGCAGCGCAGCACTAGCGGCTAGGATTACCCCTTACTTGCTGGATAAGTATTACTCTGAGGCGTTCCTAGAGGGCCAGAGTCAGATGCAGAAGGGGCTAGCTACGGTAGCTATAGAAGAGGCTATGAATGGAAATACTCCTATCCTACTTCACCTGCTAAAGACTAAACTAGGTTGGAGTGAGCAGCAGACCCTAGAGATTACGGGCGAGATTAGGAGTGTGGTTAGTGCCAAGCCGATGTCGAAAGAGGAGTTCGTCCAAAGGTATCTTACCCAAGAATCGGAGGATTGAATATTATCGTTGCCCTAATTGTGGCTTACCAGGTTGTATAGTTACTGATAATGTTTTTGTAACTTGTGGTATAAGTCGTTGTGGTAAGTCGTTTAGGTTAATTGACCATAGGGTTAGTGAGGAGGATTACGAGAGGATATGGGGGTTGAGTAAGCGTACGGCAACGTAGTTTATGTGCTAAAACGCTAAGGATAAAGCAGACGTCCATCTCGCTGATGACGAGGCTCGTTTAGGCTGTTGCTGCAATATCGATGTACTTAGAAAACTCAGACGAAGCTGAAGCGTTGCCACTTTTAAAGGATAATTATGGGGATTATAGTTGGAATTGATTCAATGGATATAGAGTTTATAGAAGATTCATTAAAAGTTTTAGAAAATCTTTGCAAAATGCAATTAGCAGAACAAATTAAAAACAAGGAAACACTTGGGGCTATTTATGAATGTTTAAAAGAAATTATTGAGATATTAAAGGCGCAATAATGGGGGTTGAGCACAGTTTCAAAGACGAGGACAAGCCAGAAGTAATGCGTTGTCCTAAGTGTGAACATTTAAGTACGGAAAAGTTTGGGGAAAGTATGCCTTACACTAGCTTCTTTCCTGGGCTATCAGATGAGTATTTTGTGTGTAAAAATCCTAAATGTAATGTAGAGAGGATCTACGCAGAAAACGCTATAACCTTGCGCAAATGAGCGAAGCTTTAGACGTAAATGTAGTATGGTGCCCGCAAAGGGGTCCGCAAGAGGCGCTAGTAAACTGCCCCATTACGCTTATTGGCTATGGTGGTGCGCGAGGTGGTGGTAAGACTGACGGAGTTTTAGGGAAGTTTGCAATTAAGCAGGAACAGTTAGGGGCCGACTTTAATGCTATCTTTTTTCGTAAAGAACTTCCTCAAGCTGACGACCTTATTGAACGTGCCAAACAAATATATCTCCCCCTTAAAGCGCATTACCAAGACCAGAAAAAGCAGTTTACCTTCTTGTCGGGTGGTCGCTTACGTTTTAGGCCTCTAGCTAATGATGCTGATGCTGAGAAATTTATGGGGCAAAATTTATCCGATTGCGCCATAGAAGAAGCGGGAAATTATGCCGACCCTTCCCCCATTTGGAAACTATTTGGCTGTATGCGAGGCAAGGGAGGCGGTCAAATTATCCTTACATTCAATCCTGGTGGTGTAGGTCATTCCTGGCTAAAGGCTTTGTTTATTAAGCCGGCACCAAAAGGGATGAAGCTACTCAAAAAAGAGCTGCCCAACGGCTCTAGTTTCGACTACATTTACATACCAAGCAGGGTAACGGACAATCAAATCTTGTTAGCTCGTGACCCTGATTATATTAACCGCTTGCACATGGTAGGTAGTCCAGAGCTTGTGCGGGCTTGGCTAGAAGGAGACTTTGAAATCCATGAAGGAAGTTACTTTCCTGAGTTTAGCTCTAAACATATCGTTGCTCCTTTCAATGTACCTAAACATTGGCCCCGTTATATGGGTTATGATTGGGGCTATCACTCTCCTTTTGCTGCTGTCTGGGGTGCTGTTAGTAGTGGACGTACTGACGATGGTAAGGAAGTACCATATCCTAAAGGGTCAATTATCATATATCGAGAATTATGGGGCAAAGGAGTTGATAACGTCACTCAAGCCGAACGAATCGCAGCATTATCAGTAGGAGAGGCACCTATCTGCGCTGCTGACCCCAGCATTTTCAACAATCAGGGCGGCCCTACCATAAACGACCAGTTCAATACTGTGTTTGCCAAGTATAAGCATCCATCCTTTAGACAAGCCGATAATGATAGGCAATCCGGCTGGGCACAAATCAGGCAAAGGCTAGTAGCTAATCCACCGCTTATCTACTTTTTTGCTACTTGCCCATACTTGCTAGAGACCTTACCATCAATGTCAATAGACAAACGTAATCCAGAGGATTTAGATACAGCAGGGAATGACCATGCTGTAGACGCGTTACGTTACCTCTGCAAAACTCGTTTGATTGATTCTAAGTGGGAAGAGCCAGAACAAGTATTAAACAAGGGCATGGTAAAATTACAAAGTTATATTGCTAAAGTACGGGCTAGACACAAAAGACCTCAGATATGAAACAAAAAACTATCCGGCCCCTAGTTAAAAAGTATTCGCCTCGCTGGTGGAAGTCTCAAATTACCCAGGCCGATAGACGTTATGAAAAGTTCATTAAATCCGCCGATGAGTCCATTAAAGTATTTAACGGCGTTAAAGAGATAGAAACTCTAAAAGATGCTCCCCGTCGCTTAAACGTATGGTGGTACTGTGTAAATACTTTATTGCCGGCTTACTACAGCTCAACTCCCAAGGCTGAGGTAAACTTGCGTAAGCGTGCAGGGGGGCTTCCTTATGAACTTGGTAGCGTCATTCTTGAGCGAAATACTCAGTATTCAATGGATTGTCACTTTAGCTTTGATAAGGTGGGCTATAACGCAGCTTTACAATTCTTACTAACCGGCCAAGCTGTTCTTTGGGCTAGGTACGCTCCAAAGTTCGAGAAAGTATTTCAAGAGATTGCAGTAATTCGTGACCCTAGCGGCGTTCTAATACAAGGGGATGGTACACCGTATGAAGGCGATACTGAGGGCTTTAGCGAGGCTACTAATGGCATACTGGTATCTTCCGTCGAAGTGGAACAGAAGGTTAGCGAAAAGGCCATCCTTGAGGTTGTACAATTCTCAGACTACCGCTGCTCAGACGCAAGAAACGAAGCAGAAATCGAATGGCAAGCTAGACGCGCCTTTTTGGGCAGGGAAGAAGCAACGGCTTTATTTGGCGAAGAAAAAGCGGACAAACTAAACTACGATAGTATTCCAGAAGTAAACAAAAGAGACGCCAGTCGCCAAGACGAAAAGTTTGAAGGGAAGGCAGAAATCTGGGAAATCTGGTGCGAAGCTACTAACAAAGTGTACTGGATTCAGACAGGCAACGATGATGTTTTAATTGAAGAAACAGAGCCACCTATCAAGTTTGAAGGCTTTTACCCTTGTTCCGTCATTAGACAAACTCAAGACCCTAATAGCGTAATACCCGTATCTGATTTTAGTCATGTTAAAGACCAGATTCTTGAGGTTGAGCGTCTTACCACTCGTATCCATGCGCTAACTCAGGCAGTACGACCTAACTTCCTTTATGATGCTGCTATGGGTGATTACCTTGAGCAGTTGTTCCAGGATGACCTTAAAGGTATTGGCGTTACCGGCTGGACGGCTAATAAAGGACGTGGCGGACTACAAGGCGGTATGGAGTTTTTGCCAGTTGAGCAGTTCGTAAACGTGCTTAACACGCTACAGCAGAACCGTCAGGCGGCCCTACAGCAGCTTTATGAAACCTTAAAGGTATCAGACCTGCTACGAGGTACATCAGAGCAATACAAGTCAGCTACGGCCAATAGACTTGAAAGTGCTTGGTCCTCCCTTGGCCTAATTGTGCGCCAGAACATGTTCTGCAAGTTTATTTCTGATGCAATTATGCATCTTGGCACGATTATTGCAGAGCAGTTTGATGAGCAGCGCATTATGGAAACTGCCGATGCTGATGCTCTTATTGAGCCAACTATTTACATCCCTGCACCGCCTCCACCTCCCCCAGCACCGGAGCCAATGCCAGGTCAAGAAGGTATGCCACCTGATGAGTCAGGTATGATGCCACAAGGCCCAGAAATGGCTCCACCGCCAATGGAGCCGCCTCCACCTCCACAACCAGACCCAATGCAACTGGTAGAAGAGATGAAGCAGCAGATTATCTCTATTTTTAGAGATAATACTATGCGTAATTACCGCATCGAAATAGCTTCTGATTCTATGGTAGCTATTGACCAACAACAGCAGCAGCAAGAGGGTACAATGCTACTTCAAGCCGCTGGTGGATTCTTTGACCAAATGCGAGGGTTGGTAGAGCAATATCCGCCTCTAGCTCAGTTTAGCTTGGCTTTATTCCAAAACTTTATTAAACGCTTTAAGGGCGGCAAAGAGGTTGATGGCCTATTTAGCAAGGCATTCAAAGAAATTGAAGCTATTGCCAAGGCTAAAGAGGAAGCGGCTAAACAACCGCCACCGCCAGATCCTAAGACGCTTGAAATACAAGGCAGAATGCAGATTGCTCAGGTTGAGTCGCAAGCTAGGCTGCAAGCTACTCAAATGGAGATGCAAGACAAGGCAGTTAAGAATCAGTTGGCCTACCAAGACCAACAGCTTAAAATGCAGCGCGACCAGCTCGAATCCCAGCTTCGTGTTCAAGAGCAGCAATTCAAAGAGTACATGGAGCAGCAGCGCCTTGCTATTGACCAACAGGAAGTTCAAGTCAAAGCACAAGCCGTTCAGGTTGATATGCTTAAAGTTCAGTCCTCTGCTCAAACTGAGGCTGATAAAAACCTTATTAAGCAAGAAACTCAACAAATGGCGCATATCCTTGAGATACAACGTTTAGAGCTTGAAAACATGCGGATTAAGCTATCTGAATCAGAAAAACTTATGGAAGAGCGCAGGCTAGCTTCTGAACAGGCATTAGAGCGAGTTAGACTGCAAATGGAGCAGGTTAATACTCCTAAGCTAATGAGCATGGGCGGTATGACTGGCCGAAAGAAGTCCGGCAAAATAATCACTGATGATAACGGTAATCCAACAGCGATTGAAATTACCGAACAACCAGAAGTGAAAGTGCAACGTATAACACTTGATGAAGAAGGCAATCCTAGCGGGATTGAGTTAGAATAATGGCAAATGCAATTTATCCAAAAGCAAAAGAGAAGTTTCTTGACGCTCTAATTGATATTCCAAGTGATACTATCAAGATAGCTTTGATAGATACTGGAACATACACCTACAACTCCGCTGATGAGTTTTGGAGTTCTGCCAGCTCTGCAATCGTAGGCACCGCAGAAACATTAGCCTCCAAGACTATCACTAGCGGCGTATTTGATGCAGCGGATGTTACCTTTACTTCCGTATCAGGAGTAAGCGTAGAGGCTCTCATCATATACAAAGATACAGGGTCAGCAGCTACTTCACCTCTTATTATGTATATCGACGTAGCAGCAAGCGGCCTACCTGTAACGCCAAACGGCAATAACATTGATGTTCAATTTAATGCTTCTGGAATCTTTGCATTATGAGAGTAGAAATTGTTGGTGGAACACTTAACTATATTTCAACAGGAACCGATTGGACGGCACAAGTAACAGCTAGTGATACAGCTATTAGCATTATGTTTGCTAGTAATCTTGGCACAATGGAAATGGCCTCTGGTATCAATTACGACAATCTGGCCGCATTTATTGGGCAGGTGAAAGACGATTGCATAGCTCGTGGGATTAACTGGAGCGGAAACTAAATGGCAGCAATAACCGACCTATCAGACCTGATTAACCGATTCACTGGCGGT